TTATACTCAATAAACTTTTGCCAATCTTTTTCATAGAACTCTTTGAATGTATCAAATTCAGAGTGATCTAACTTTCTCGCTCCAAGTTCAACCATGCAGATGTGATCAAGGCGATAGCTCTCTTGGTTTGTATAAGTGAATTTCCTGTATAATTCAAGGTAATCCAGCGTAGCAATTCCTCGTAAATCGTAGGCGACTTGTCTTCGTCCTTTGATATAAATTTCTCTAGAAGATATAAGTTTCCACGGGCTAAGAGACTTAGTAAACTTCTCACCAAGAATCCTATCAATACGGCGAGCGATATAGGGAATATCAAAAAGCTGTACGTTCCAACCTGTAATAACATCAGGACAATTCTCATTCCAATACTCCAAGAATGCAGTCATCATAGACTCTTCAGATCTGAAGTGCATATAATCAACTCCAGAATCTTTGTTGTCAAATGGTCTAGCACCAAAGACAATGATACGACCAGTATAAGAGTCCTTAATACTGATCGCTAGTATCTCTTGGTCTGCTGTTTCAATATCAGGAAATCCATTCTCAGCAGCAGTTTCAATATCAATATTGAAGATACGAATATGTGAAGTATCATACTTGATCTCATCCTCTGGATGCTCCTGAGTGATGTATTGATACAGGTAACGAGTGTTACCATAGATATCAAAGTCTTCTACTTCTCTGTATTTCTTAACAAATTCTTTAGCATCATTGATAGAACCCATAGAAAGAGGTTCTACACAATCACCTTCAAGAGTCTTCCACTCAGAATAATTCTTACTAGCAACATAAAGTGTAGGGTTAAATGGAACCCTATAAGAGAAAGAAGAACCGCCCTCGTACCCACGTACTAGAAGACGGTTCCCTACCTGTTCAACATTAGTGTAAAACTTCATTCAGTAAGTACTTCAGGCTCAATTGGTTTGTAACTATAGTAACTAGCAAGGATGTCCTTGCCTGGTTCTATAAAGGTTAGTATATCAGAAGATCGTATGACTGTCTCCTTTACATCAGCAAATGGTAACCAATCTTTAAGATTAGTACCATCTATTGCTAATGGTTCTACAAGGATACAGTCAGGATCTCCTAACTCTACTCCTTCAATTTCCTGTACCTGTGCCAGCAGCCACTGGTCCTTCAGTAGCAGCACCTGTAGGTTCTTTTGGTTCTCCATCAGTAATTCCTAAAATATCTCTTCCTTCATTTGGCAAGAATGCTAGATTAACATTTGCCTCCTTCAACTTTACGACATAGTTGGTTAGGATATCCTTCGCAGGTGGCATTGCAGAAACCACAGACGCAGGGTTGATTCTATGATCTTCGTATGGAGTAAATGGATTCCAACGGCGATAAGTTACGTTAAATTGTGGATTACCACTTTCATCTTGTTCTCCTTCTTGAAGATTCAATGCCAATGGATATAGAAGTTGATAAGCAACAAACTTATCTTCTTCACGTACCTGTCCGAAGTTAGCAATTACAGTCTCTCCTGTGATGAGAGAAATAATACGAACATTATGATCAATGTCAGACGGTGCAACTTCTGGTGTTGCTGCCGTGGGTGTTTCAGTCATATTACAACGTTAGTTTGAGTTTATTATAGCAGTTAAAGAAGGGGGTGTCAAGCACCCCCTAATAAATTTATTTAGATCCTTTCAAAGATCGTTTTTTTTCCGAGAACCAAATCTTCTTTTGCTTCTCCTCTGGTACAAATTTTTCCAGTACCACTGTGAGTAGACCATCTTTATAATCTACAGATTGAACTTCAATATTATCACCCAGTTGCCAAGTCTTAGTAAAGGATCTAGTAGCAATTCCTTTATGAGCATAATTTCTTTCTTCTTGTTCTTCTGGATATGCTGATATAGTTAGAAGTCCTTGTTCTGTTGAGACTTCAATATCTGATCTTGAAAATCCAGCAAGAGCGACCTCCAGAGTGGTTGTGTTATCTGATCCAGAAACAATGTTGTAAGGTGGGTAATTTGTTCCACCTCCTGCAAGAGCTTCAAGTCTGGTGATTCGTTTGATGTCATTTTCAAATCCTAACATATAAGGGGTATAGGTTTCCCAGTCAAATGTGACCATTGGTTTGTCCTCGTAAGCGACTATGTTTATTGTGACCCCGAAGGCATCACATTACTATTTAAACATGATCCATTCGCTTTGACAACCTCAAAGTTTTCTGGAGTACCGAATCATCGTTACGGTTCTTACGAATATAATCCATAGTGTGTTCTGTAAACATATCAAATGCTAGTGAAAACCGTACCTGTCCTGTAGTGTTGGGATCTACCTTATGTTCTAACCAAGAAGGGAATAAAGTTATCTTACCTAATTCATTCTTTACTTTCCAATAATTAAAGTACCATCCCAAATATGGAAAACAATAATCAGTAGTAGTTGGTAAATCAGATAGAGAAATATTACCACTCAGATAAGTATTCTCATGAAACGCATGTGAATGATGTTCAATACCTTTACCATCCTCTAAAGTAGTACCCCACCCACGTATCCACAACTGATCTCTTGATAAAGGATCTAGATCTAGTTCAACCATATAGTCTGTGTAGATTTGATATATCCTATCTGAAAGAAGACCAACTACAAAATCAGTATGAGAAAATATATTATACTGCATCCAATTATCTCTAGAGAACTTATAATGTTCACACATTTTAACTAAGTCTCTTGTAATTCCCTCACCACATTCATCAATATAAACTGGCACATCAAAAGATGGAGCGAAGGGTGTATTAGCATCCCAACTCTTCCATCTATACATGTTTGGATTATCATACTTAACCCTAGTAGGGTGATTTTCCATTAATCCTCTGTCTTTTTCCTACCAATATTATACTTGCTTTCTAGCGTCCAATCACCTTTATCTTTAAAACTTAACACTTTTATTTGATTTAAAGGAGCAAGTTCCTCCACTTGACTCTCATTAATTATATCAATCAATCCCCAATCAGATAGAAGTTTTGCTATCCTATTTCTTCTCTGAATATCATTGCTTGAGAAGTTAGTATTCTTACCATCAAGTGCGAACAGTTCTTTAAAATGAACTATGTAATACTTACCTTGCTTATGAAGGATATGACATGACTGGTATATCTTCTTTTCTTTCCTAGAAGCTACACCAATTCTAGTTAATGTCTCTCTCACCTTCAAGAAATCATCTGGTTCACCCAGTGTGACTTCAACCATGTCTGATTGTTTCCACTGAATTTCAACTTCGCTTGCCATTGTTACCACCTTTTCTCAATAGATATGTAATTTTATCTAGTTGATCCTTGGTGAGAATCCTTAGTGCTTGGAGAGCCTTATCATCATTATAACCATAATACTCTTTAACTACGTCAAGATAATCAATAGAATCTTTCCTAGCCCAAGGAGAAAATCTTTTCCTTGGTTTCACACTATTTATGAAAAAATCATATTGCATCTTAGGTGGTAGATGCGAGTTCTTATTCATTTCATTAGCATACAACACAGTGTCAGTAAAGGATGACAGACATCTATTCACTACATATGCTGGATACTTTCTAGCAGCATCAGGATCATCATCCAAGATGTTCTTCTTAGATTGATTGATGCTGTACAGGTAATCTTTGAGTTGGTACATTATTCCAATGACGGATCACTCCGCTAATAATAAAACAGTTAGTGATGAGATAAGAAAAGAAAATAACACTACGTATGATAATAACGTAGTTGTCGTAGGGTTCAGTTTTTTCGTCAGAGAAGCTACCCAATGCATATTTCCACACCCTCCATAGTTTATCCATTCAATTGTTCAGGTGAATTAGAGAATCCCATTGTACTCCTACGATGCCAAAGTTCTTGAACACCTTCTTCTTCAAGGTCACTCAACTTAGATTGTAATTTCTTAAGTTCTTCTTCATTATACAGCCATGGCTGTTCTAATGCTGTTTTTATTGCTTTCTTTGGTTTCATAATGGTTAATAACTAATGGTAAAAGTCTATACTCTGCTCTTTGAATACGTTGAGTTAATGTTGCGACAGTATCATCAGGACAAATAGGAACTATTGATCTATCTATTATAGCACCACCGTCAAGTTCCTCATTGACGTAATGAATAGTACATCCAGTCTGTTTATCATCTGACAATAAAGCTTGTTCTACTGCATGTAAACCTTTGTACTTAGGTAGTAGTGATGGGTGTACATTTATAATAGGACATGGGAACTCAGATGGTTTCTTAAGTACCCTCATGTAACCTGCTAATATAATAAGATCAACCCTCCATGCTTTAAAGAGTTTGATCATTTCATCTTCATTTTTATGTGCTATCCTTACATGAGGAATTCCAAACTTTTCTGCTCGTGTGATAGCACCACACTTCTTAGTGTTGTGTATCATCAACACAACCTCATGTTTCATCTGAGGATATCTTATAATGTTTTCAAAGTTTGTACCCTCTCCAGAGCACATTACCCCTAATCTCATGAGTGTTAATCTCCTGTTGATTTGATTTCAGATCCTAGGTATATCCATCCTGTGCAAATATATTTTCGTTTAGATTTGCTAGGATATGCCCTATGAATGTATTGCCAAGACGATGGAAATATAACTAATTTACCTGATTTTGGTGTTACCCTTTTTCCACAAGCAAATTCTGTATAACCAGAACCATCTTTTATATTATTAAGATACCAAATATATGTGTATTGTCTAGATCCATATATGGGATCACACATAAAATCATGATGCCATTTATAGAATCCACCAGGTTCATATCTTTGTATTTGATATCCAGTATCCTTCATTAGATATCTATCTTGCAGAAGTTCTAGATGTAATATATTTTTACTTATTGTTTCACAATGAGTATAATATTTTTTTAAACCCTCACACAATGCTTTATAAAAAACACTATCTTCTTTAAGATAATCTTCTTTATCAGAAATAGTCAAATCATAACATTCTTTTATATTAGGATTTGCAGCACCACCTCCTATAACACCTCTATATTTTCTATCATCATTATCAAATTTTTTTCTCAAATCTCTACAAAAATCTTTATTCAAAGACTTAGAAATCTCCAAGATGTAATCAACATCTCTTATTGGAGATTCTAGTTTTTCTTTAGGATCTAATGATTCTATTGGTACTTTAATTGAGTTTGGCATTGACACCGATTACTTTAGCGTTTGGATTACGTGCTAGAGCCACCTGACGTGCCTCCTGATAGTCACGTGCATGTACAGTCTCTGTGAATACAGTTCCTGCTACGAATAGTTTTACGTCACACTTCATAATTTGTTAGGACTAGTTCCTTTCTTGATGCTTGATCTATATTATAGCACCCCACAGACCTCATGGTGTAAGTGTGTGCAAATTCCCCAACTGTCCACTCCTTGAAACGATCCTTAATAATCTGGTCAGAATTGTAAGAGATCAGCATAGGTGAAGTAAATTTGTCACACTCCTCTGCAAACATATCATGGTCAAATCTCTTATGCATGTCACCCTTCTTACCATAGAGATTATCTTTGATATCATATGGTGGATCCATATATGTAAAGATTCCTTTACTATCCCAATCATCTGTCAGCATTCTCTCGTAAGAAAGATTTGTTATTGTCCAAGATTGGATGAGTTCTGAGTACTCGTGGAGTCTACCGATTCCATTGAGGGAGAAGTTTGAATCTGACGCTTGTGGAGAAAATGATGAAGACTCAGTGAGACCACTGAAGCTACACTTATTAACGATATAAAAAGCGATGGCACGATCAAAGTTAGATTTTTCTTCGTCATTGATAACCTCCTTCATTTCTAAAAATAAACATCTTGCTGAGTCCTGATTGCAGTGAACATTTTTTAAACCTTCAATTTCACCTTGAAGTTGATGTCCACTATGTTGCAGTTCACACCAAAAATTATATAGAGGTTCATATAGATCATTAACCCACACATCAATATGAGGATACCTTTTTGTGATTTCTAATGCTACTGACCCACCACCAAGAAAAGGTTCTCTAAATTCCTTTACGTTATAAAGATTTGGAATGTATTGAAATAGTTTAGATACTGCTCTAGACTTACCACCTGGATATCTTAGTGGTGTTTTTAATGATTTAATAGTATTCATCTGAATTCACAACTCATCATGATCTCTGTTAAACATGCAAGCATGTTAATTTCTTGGTCAGGTACAATGGAAATGTCCTTCATATATTTTGCAATAATAAGAACTGCTTCTGGTATAGAAGTTGGTTTAAGAACACCATACAGACTATCATAAACCTTCCTCATAACCATGCTAGGATCATTGTCAATATGTTGAACAACCCATCCCTTCACAGTCTTGAAGTCTTTCTGCTTCAGTGCCGTAAGAAGACTATCAAGATTAACATCAGCAACATCAACGAGAATAGCTGAGTCAATGGAGCCATTAGCAGCATAGCGTTGACACTCATTGATAGTCCTACGCCAATCAGGATAATACCTCCTAATAAGTTTAGCCAGAACCTTATCTTCAAATTTAACATTTTCAGTTTTTAGTATAGTTCTAAGACGTTCAAAGAACTGACCTTGTAATTGTGTAGACTGTCCATTCTTTACACGAAAATCAACAACTGTACACCTAGAGTGTAATGGTTCAATGATCTTATTGATAAAGTTGCAAGTAAATATAAACCTGCAATTACTATGAAACTCCTCCACAGCACTTCTGAGGGAGAGTTGTACATCGTTGGTTGTGTTGTCTGCTTCATCTATGATAACGACCTTGTGGGACGCTCCAGAGGTCAAGGAGACTGTTGATGCAAATGTCCTGATTCTGTTTCTCACAGTGTCAAGGAACCTACCCTCATCAGATCCATTGATCATAATGTATGATGCACCAATCTCATCACACAGAGCTTTAGCAATTGTAGTCTTACCTACACCAGCAGATCCAGACAACAAAAGGTTTGGAATCTCTTTCTGAGATACAAACCCCTTGAATACATTCTTGATACTGTCAGGTAAAATACAATCTTCAACATTGGTAGGGCGGTATCGCTCTACCCATAAAAAATCATTCTTTGTCATCACTTTGTGTAATAATTCCCTTTTCACGTAGATCGTAATATCTCATACGAATTTGATTCTTGAACCATGCTGACCTATTAGGAGCAAGGTCATACTTCACCAACTCATCAAGAATTTGTAGAAGATCTTGCTCCTTTTGAGTAAATGAAATCTGTACAACTCTTGAATGATGGGTCATGGTTCTAAGGCAATATAATAGGTTAGGTCTAATGTAGTATTATTCCATTCTGAAATCAATGCCTTAGATACTTTAACATTATAATCACCAGGTAGCAATCTAATATTTTCAATCTTAACATCTAAAGAATAATCACCAGTACACTCACCAGAAATAGTCTGTTTATATGTATTGCTAGTATCATTATCTTTATCAGATAGAACTAACTGTACCTTACCATCCTTAGACTGGAATGACATATCAGGTAAATTATATACAGCAGATGCTTTTTGTAATGCAATTAGATCTTCTGCTGTCAGATTAAATTGTATATCTGAACCAGGAAAGTTTACATTCTTTTCTGGTGCTGATTTAAGGGTGATCTCAGGGTCAGAAAAATAGTACTTGACAGACCTACCAGCACCAGCAATACGAACAAAATCGTCAGAGGCGAAGTCCAGTTTAGGATTGTCAAACAAAGTGATGCCAGAAAGAAACTGACTGAGATCATATATTGCGAAGTCCACAGGAAATACTTCCTCGCTGGTGAACTCTGAGAGAATATTCTCTGCGTTTGATATAGTTCTGAGGGTACTCCCCTTCCTGAAGACGATGCTAGAGTTGATCGTTGCGTAGTTCTTGAGGACATCTAAGGTTGTTCTTGATAATGTTACTGTCATTTACTTGTCATAATCTACGGTGAATGGGGTGTCTCCAGTCTGGGCAGCATTTGATGTTGCTTGTTTGTCATTGAAGTGACAAAGCAATACAGCATAGTGGATAATCTTAATGATGTCCTTACGTGCTGTACCCTTCCTATCGTACCGTGAAGCATATTTCAAAATATTAGACCTACAGAATGCTTCTGCGTCACCACATGCATCAATCAAGTCCAGTGTCTGAACATTGTTTGAGGAATAATGACCCCTGTAAGTACCACTGATATAATCTGAGACCTCTTCCAAGATCTCGTTCTCGTTATATTTCAAGGTGTCCATACGTATTGTATCTCTTCATAATAACACTCTTTGGGAGTTCCGTCAAGTCTTATTACTATAATCTTATTATCATGGACTTTCTGGACTCTGGCAGCACCCTCCTCAAGGGATACGATGCTGCCAATGAATCTACAATCTCCTTTACTTATCATGTATACTCCTCACCAGTAACGTCAGTAACTATGTCTGCATCAATCTTATCATACAATTCTAAGAATGACTGCTTAGTCTCATCATCAAATCTGTTAACACAAACTTTGATTGCTTTGAGTCTATCATTCCAGATAACGAATGCACGAATGATGTGTACAAGTCTACGTGTAGAAATCACTTCATCTATACCACCATCATTGTATGTTCTACGAATGATGTCTGCCCAGTTAGCAAGATTCTCACAAAACTTCTCGTCAAGTACACCTAGGTTACCAGATACTTTCTCAAGAATCTTTTGCTCTGTCTTAGGAGTAGGATACTCTTGCTCAAATGTTAAGGCGAATCGCTCAAGGAAGGCTTCATTAAGCACGTTAGTTCCAATAAATCTTCCATCGTCTGAACCTTTACCTTTAGTATTTGCTGTGGCAAAGATGTTGAATCCATTTGCAGGTTTGACGAATCTTCCAACTTTCTTAAGGAAAACTCCTTTACCCTCAAGGATGGACTGAAGGCAGAGGATTTTATTGGAGGCGAGGTCAACTTCGTCAAGGAGCAAGATAGCTCCTCTGTTGAGAGCTTGAATAACTGGTCCGTCATGCCATACGGTTGCACCGTTAACAAGACGGAAACCACCGATGAGATCATCTTCATCTGTTTCAATCGTAATGTTTACTCTAATTAATTCTCTACCTAGTTGAGCACATGCTTGCTCTACACTAAGTGTCTTACCATTACCAGATAGACCAGTAACGAATGTAGGATAGAACATACCAGAGTTAATGATTCTCTTAACATCAGAGAAGTTACCGAACGGTACATAGTTAGGATCTTTGTCTGGTGTAAAGTTTTCTTCTACAGCAGGTGTTGCTGGTAGTCCTTCATAAACTCTTTCAAGTTTCTCTGCTACAGATAGGTTCCATGTTCCACGTGTAACTTTCTGGAACTGTGGAAGTTTATTAATTCTTTTAGTGACGCTCTGAACCTTCACTCCAAAGTGTTCAGCAGCACCTTTAACCTGATCGCTAGTTACTACTTCACCATCCTTTGATAGGAAGTTAATCAAGTCATCGTTAGTAAATTTGGATTGGAAAGGCATTGGATTTTCTGTTTGTATGAATATAGTATAATTGATGGCTGTTTATTTGCAACCAGTAGTGTGACAGTTTGTTGACTGTCACGCTATCTGCTCAACGAATGAACTAAGAAGTTTTTTGTTAGTAGATTTACTCTTGAGCATTTTCTTGAATGCTCTAGTAATATCACCCTTCTTAGCACCTTCCTTAACCTCAAACTCAATATCTTCATCAAGATTCTTTGATGAGATAGCATAGAGAGCACTGTATCCTTTAGGGAATGGTAGGACAGCAGACTTTTCTTTTCTCCACTGCTTTTGTACTTCCTCGTAATGTGAGTAGTCAGCAAATCTAGCAACAAACTCAGATAGTCTGTTAGGAGAAAGAATACGAAAACCAGTTACACTTACACCAGCATTTCTGTCACGTACTTGTTCAATCAATGTGATGGTTGTATTCTGATATCCATCCATCCTACTGTATACCCTACCAGTCTTACGATCACGTAACTGTACTTGACCATAATCAAGACTGCGAGGACGTATGTTACTTTCTTCTCCTTCATACTGTGAAGTAGCACCATATGAAAGAGACATTGCTTCACCATCAGTTAGGATGCAAGCATTTACTTTCTGAAGATCATTGTCTTTCTTGAATTTAGGAATAATAGTATTCAATAAAACAATTGCTTCATTCAATGGAGTACCAGATAATTCTAGTCCTACTGTGTAATGATAAAGAGTTCTATGCGAGAAAGCATAAGCTTCTGCAAAGAAGTTCTTACACTGTCTCTCATAATCTTTTGGATTAGAACGAGAAGATAAGAAGTTAACCATGTGGAACTCACCTTCTGGTATGTAAATTTCACCTTTCTTTATTCCTTTATACTCTCTGTAATGGTTACCATACCAACCACCATAATGATTGATCTCTTCACCAGATGCAAGAGCACGTTCTACTTTCTGCCACTCATTAGTGAAAGCATATACTTCAAATGGTATCTGAACTTTCTTACAGAATGCAGTTAAATTAAGTAGTTGCTTAACAGTAGCAAAGATCTCATACTGCATGGAACCAGACCAGTCAAGAACGAAGATCATGCCGTGGTTTTTACCATCAGGTATGATGTTGATTCTCTTGAATAGATCTTCATTGTACTTGTATGAATGAAGATTCTTTGTATCTAATACACCAGTTCTTGCAGTTGAGGTACGTGCGTATGCATCAGCAGACTTTTTGCACTCAAACTCTTTAACAAGATAGTTAACTTCTTTCTTGTTCTCGTTACGAAATGCCTGATACTCACGATAAACATCTGCTCTAGATTTTCTGTCATCATACTCAGAATACTTCTCACTTTCATGCTTTTGCTGACTTTCAATCCACTCATGTACAACCTTCCAGTCAACGATATGCTTGTCAAGATTAATTTTTTCAGGAATCTCAACATAAGTTATATCTCTCATTCCACTTGTATTGGATAGTGACTCTGCTTTTCTATCAAACTTCTCTTGAGTCTCACCTTCATGGTGCTTACCACCTTGATTGTATGAAGGATTCTCTCTGTCAAACTCATCTTCTAACTCATCATCACTCAAATTATCACCACTTGACTGTGACTGCTGTAGATTCTCAGTCTCGTCAGACTCTTGATCTTCACCATCTTGATCCATTTCCATCTTACCATCTTCATTATTGAGAGAAGACTCTTGTTGATTCTGTTGCTGCTGCTCTTCTTGATCTTTGACAAACTTACGAATATCTTCAGAAAGTGTTAGAACATCATCAAATGTTTCTGTGTTCTCTGCACGTGTTACGAATACTCTCTCCTCTTCTGTGAAAGGAATCAAAGCAGAAGCACCAACCTTGTAGTGTAGATTGATACGGTCAATAAAAGCAAACTCTCCTAGATTCTCATTTTGAATCTCAAAGAAGTCCAATGCGTTGAGTTCAGCATACCCACCAGCAAAGCTCTTACGTAGACCAGGATACTTACGCTTCATTAATTTCTCAATGCGAACATCTTCAATGACATTCACATATGACTGGGGAACCTGAACCTTCTCAGTCCAGTCCTCATTAGGTGTGAACAATGCATGTCCAACCTCATGACCTACAAGAAGATCATATACAATGCTGCTTGCTCTGTCCCAGTTAGGTAAGGTAAGTACTCTGGTATCTACATTGAACTGTGCAGTAGGTACGCTACGGTGCTCAACCACTAGATTTTCTGTTGCTAGGAGTCTTGCTAGATTTCCTTTAATTTCTTGTTGGGACATACATTTGTTTTGCTGATGTACCTAGTATACACAAAAAATATGCTAGCCAACCAGTGCATGTGTCACTTCGTGAACTGTCTCCTCTAGGTTTGAATAGTTCTTGTCCTTACTGACTGTAATAGTACGGTCAAACTTATCATCTAAGATGGACTTGTGTGAGATAACAAATACATTTGTATTATCATCAAAGTTACGTAAGATCCAACCAAGATCAGAAGTACCAGACTGGTCAAGCGATCCGTCAAAGATTTCATCTAATATCAAAAGGTTTGTGTCAACTGAGTTCTTCAACTTAGCGACACTACGCCAAGTAAGAAGAAGTGCTATATCTATACGTGCTTTTTCTCCTTCACTGAAGGACTCATACGTAAAGACATCACGATATCTAGACTTAATAGTCTCATCAAAATTCTCATCCAAAGAAAAGTTAACATAGAAATCCATACTTTGAAGATATTGATTAATCAATTTGTTCATCGTAGGGAGGTACGTCTTAATAATTCTGGTCTTAATACCACTGTCCTTGAGCAGTGATGTGGCAACCTCTAAAACATCTCTGTCTTTCTTGCTCTCAGTATAAGCTTGTTTTACTTGTTTCTTTTCAAAGAGCAAGCCTTCAAGTTTAGTATATTCAGCTTTCTTATCTGGCGTTGCTCCTTGTATCTCTTTTATCTCTTCATCAAGTTCCTTAATACTATTTCTAATGGTCATCAATTGATAATTTGTATTAGAAACTTTTACATTTAGTTCATTAACATCCTGTGATAGTGTGACAAATCTATCATTCCTTTTTTGCTCATCATCAATAGCAGTAGTGAGTTCATCATATCCACCATTCATTTCTTCAAGTTTAGACTGTCCTTCCTTTAACATTATATCTCTAAAGTCATCTGATAGATCCTGAGTGCATGTAGGACATACATGATTGTCCTCAAAAAACTTATGTTCCTTCTTACAGGTGTTTAACTTACTCTTTAACTTGATCAGTATGTTATTTAATTTCTTTAACTTATCAGAACTCTTGGAGTACTCTGACATTTCTTTATTAATCTCACCAATCTGTAACGTTAATGTACTGAGTTCCTCATTTGAATCTGCTTCATTGTTAAGATATTCTTGAATTTTTTCCTTCTTCTTATCAACTTCTGCCAAAGCTTTCTTTTGCAACTCCATCATATAGTTCTTTTGGAGTTCAATTTTTTCTTCTATCAAATGTAAACCATAATCTAACTCCTTAACCTCTTCTCTATTTTCTCTGATCTTATCCTTTAACTTACCATTCATGATAGAGAACACTTGAATGTCTAGGATATCCTCAATGATCTCTCTACGTTGTGCTCCTGGCAAACGCATGAAAGGGACAAAGGTACTAGATCCCAACACCACAATCTGTGTAAAGGACTTGTAGTTCATCTTCAAGATGCTTTGTTCAAAATTCTTTTGTTGATCTACTGCCTTTGCATCTTCATCCCAAGGTTCACCATTACAATAGATCACAAACTTATTAGGTTTGATCCCACGTATAACTGTGTACTTATTATTACCAATACTAAATTCTATCTCAACCATAGTGTCCTTCTCATTGACACTATTCACCAGCATACTCTTGCTGATTTTTCTAAATGGTTTTCCAAACAGCGAAAAAGTCAACGCATCTAAGATGGTTGACTTACCTGATCCGTTACTACCGACAATCAAATTAGTTCTTGAACGTTGTAGATCTACCTCAGAATAAACATTTCCTGTTGATAAGAAGTTCTTCCAACGAACTTTTTCAAATACTATCATTTAAAGTTACCAATTGACATATCATTCAATCCATCTACCTCTGAAGGAGTTTCAATTATCTCAGGAGAAAACT